AATGTTGATGGCGACAATGGACGCTGCTATTGCTGCTAGAGCCCCTGCGATAATCATGAATGTCTGTGGGTTGTTTTGTGCCCACGTTGCAAACTTCTGAAGGTAAGGCAAGACAGATTCAACGGCTGGCAAAAGTGCTGCACCGATGGATTCTTTTGTTTCGTCAAAACCAAGTTTCAGTCGAGCAAACTTGCCTGCTGTCGTTTCGGCTGCGTCTGCAGCTGCACCTCCAGTGGTTTGGGCAAGTGCATACATGACGTCTTCAAAGGTTGAGCCGTCCTTGATCATCTGACGGTATTCAGGAGCAAGTTTGCCTAGGGCTGCAAGGTTGCCACCATAGGCTTTCTCTAATGCGCCTACGACGGTTTCCAGTGGTTTGCCGGTGGCTGCTGCAATGTCCATGGCTTGAGTCGCCAACTCTTGCGCCGTAGTAACTGAACCAGTTGCCCTGGCGAGCCGATTTAGAGTCGGTCTCAATTTGTCGTCCGAAATTCCGAGCAGTTGACCTTGCGCCGTGATCCAGTCTTCAACGCTGGCTATCTGTGCATCATTTGCGCCAGTGGTCTTTCTTAGGCTGTTAGCGAGGAGGTCTTGCGCTGCAGCGTCTTCAATAGCGCCCGATACTGCGTCACCTAAAACAACGGCTAAACCAGCCAATGCTGCAGCTGCAGGAACGGCTGCTTTCTTGATGGCAAACTGCGCCTTTTTTCCTGCGCCCTCCAAATTTCGGAATTCCGAAATGGCCTTGGAAACTCCACCTCCGTCGAAGGTGCTTATGATTGGTATAGCAAGAGCCATTAGTTCAGTTCTTTCTGGACACGTTGAATGGCATCCATTGAGAGGCGTTGTAAAGCCTTTTCAATCTCGCCACGCTTCCTAAATACAGAAGGCCCAAGAACTCTCGTCTGGTTGGGTTTGAGTAACCCTAGAGAGTCTCCCAGTGTGTTGGGGTTGCTACGCCCTGCAGCCTCGAAGACGGCAGCGCCGACGTAGGTCTGTGTGATGTAGATCAGGCTCACGGCTTCCCTTGCAGCGTCCACTTTTAACTTGACCCCTGACTGTGCCTTGGCCACGGAGAACGGAAAGATTTTGCGTCCTGTTTTGTCTGTCCAGTTTCGAGCCATACCCGACAACGGAATCTTGGCGTAGCCCTGCTGAACTTCACGGATGGCTGGTTGAGCAATTTCGTTGGCGTTCCTAGTGAACTCTTTACGAAGACCCGGCTCAACCTTGTTCAAAGAACGGATGGTTTCTTTCAGACCTGCTATCTCTATGGAGGCTGATGCTGTCATTTCCGTTTTGCTGCTTTCTGTTGTTTATTTAAAATCTCAATGACCGTGTTTAGGTCATCCGTTTCAAATGGTATTTGTGGGGGGTAATACCCGGTGGCAACAAGTACTTCTGCTAAGGCTCTTCTGTAACTGTTGCTTGCGTGGCTTTTGGGTCTTCTTGACCAACTACCTCCACGGCGTTCACGGATTTGATGTATTCGTCAAATGTTATGGGCACTGGAACGTTGTGTTGTTTGCAACATTCGTATGCCATAAACGCAAGGTCTTCAATGCCGATGCCATTGGCCAGTGAAGATGCCTTCTGTTTGAACTTGCGTTCCCAAGCGACCACTACAAACAAATTTGTTTCTAGTTCGTATGGTTCGCCTTCGTTCGGCGTGATGCGTAGTTGGATTTTCATTGTTTCCCTCTTTCCTTAGATCAGGTAATGTCTCGAACCCATGTGCCACCAGTAAAGGTAGCCGTCACGGTTGCGAGTTCGCCCACGGTTGAGTTGATAGGCGTAAAGTTTTCCAACATTGCGTTTGTAATGGTGTACTCAGGGTTAGACGCTGACTCAGTCGTTCCAGATGGGCTGATGATGAGTGTTGTGCTGCCTTTGCCGACCATGTCTGCAAGTGCTGTTTCAACTTCTGCTGTTGCGCCTGAGCCACCGTAAGCAAGGAAGAACTCAATAGTAACTTCAACGCTCTGAAGGCCACCAACGAAACGATGACCAGTGTCACCGAATGCTGTTGATTCAAGCGAGTCCTGACCGATGGTCAATGTCACTTGGTTGGCGTTGTCGCCAATCTTTGTGTATGTAGTAGCACCCTGTGTGATGTTCACAGTTGCGTTGCTGAGGAATGTTGTTGATGCCATTTCTGACCTTTCTAGTTTCGTCTGACTGCGATAGCCACAGTCAAATCGTATGTTGGTATGTCTTGCCCACCGTATGAAGCGTTGCCCGGTCGGGCGTCAACTACGGCAATGGAAGAGTTCATAATTGTGTCAACCGTGGTCATCAGGTAGTCACCTGAATCTTGGTTGCCGGGGGGAGCTGCAAGTATGCGAACTGGGATGCGAAAGTCGCCCACGTTGTAAGTGAATGACGTCATTACTGGGAGTTCAATAAAGACAGACATTGGGCGTGCGTTGCGTGGGTCTGTGACTGGTTTCAAACCCAACGCTGTGAGCGCTGTTTTGATTGCGTTCACTGCGTCAACAAGGATTCCAGATGCAGCCATTACGCCACCTGTGGACGGCCACAACCAATGAGAGACATGATTCGTCCCATGGTTGAAGGGATAGGTATTGAAGACATTGCGTCGAATGAGGCAAACGAATCTGCAGAGCCACGCTCACGGTAGAGAGTTGCTGCATACATGATCGCCCCAAGTTTCACATCGGCACCTGGCACTGTTGTCATCGAGTCTGTATAGCCAGCCTCACGACGCTTTCTGAAACACCAGTTGTTGGTGGCATTGACGCAGACCGTTATGAAGGCCGTGTCGTTAGCAGTAGCCACGTCAATACCTAACCAACTTGTCACATCGGAAGCCTGTATCCACGATACAGACGGTGTGAAAGTGACAGTTCCTGTAGCAACAGAACGCTCTAGATCGTCGCCAGCGTCTCGGAAGAGAAACTGAAACAGTCGAATCACTTCGTTGTCAAACTCAAAGTCGCCTTCGTCTGACTGTCCGATGTATTCGTTATCTTGCGTTGATAGGACGGTGTGTGTGCCGTTGATGTTATGCCCAGCGCCAGCGATGGTGACAACATCACCGACTTGAATACCTGTTTCTACAAAGGTCTGAAGAACCACAACACCGTCTAGGCGTGTGTGAAACGCTAGATCATAAGTGGCCATGGTTCTTCAGTTCCTCTAGTAGTTCGTCGGTTTAGACGAAAGCAGCCTTGATGGACTTGGTTGGGTCGATGACCTTTGAAGCAAAGTAACCACGGAAAGCAATTTGGCGTGACAACTGTGAAGGCTGCTCAATGCTGATTGCGCCTTTTTGCTGTTCCCAGTTTTCAATTGCTGTTGGGTCCATGATGTACATACCGAGCGCAGTGATGTTTCTGTCAACTACAACACGAAGTCCAAATGCAAAACCTGCGTCTCCACCGGGGCTAAGTGTGCCGTATGCGTTCATTGGGCCAACCTGTGGAAACAACGGACGGTCTGCAGTGTCGCTCAATGAGCCAAGCAACTTCCAGACGTTTGGTGACACAGCAAGAACTGAAGGCAAGTTGCCATTCGAGCCATTGAGAATGTCTGCAGCTGCTGTATACATCCACTCAACCCAGTAAGCAGGGTCGCTGACTGATGCGTTTGCAAAGTTGTTGCTGTTCGTTGTGCCAGTGTCAAGTTCTGAACACGCAAGCAGGTCGGTACGGTCTGCATAAACACGAGCCATGTCGTCTAACAAAGCGCCGAGGACTTCAGGCTGTGACCAGTCCATTGAGGCTTCGCTGATTTCAACGTATCCACCTTGGATTGTCTTGGTGATTTGCACATCGTCAACTTCAAATGCTGATGCTGAAATTGTGGTGTTCTGTGTGGCAGTTCCAATTGTCGAGTGAGTTGTTACTACTGGACGGATAAACACTGCTCCACCTTGTGGCATTGAACGAACTCCAGTGGCGTCGATAAGTGGGCGACGGCCTTGGAAGTTGTTGTAGATCGGTGCAACAATTGGAGTTGGGATGACGCCGGGGATGTCGCTGGTTACAACGTCGGGTGCTGCTGCACGGATGTTTGCGTTCATCTGTGCCCAGTCGTGGCCACCACGAACGAAGGTTGCGATGTATTCGGATGCTGATGGAAGTTTGAACTCACGACGTGCTGTTGCAAGCAGTGGAGTTTGAATAATGTCGGGCTGGGAGGCTTCGACTGCTGGTGTTTCTTGTGACATGGTTTCCTCCTCGGAAGTGTCGTTGTTGGGGGTTTCGGTTGCTTCTTCTTCAGGTTCGGAAGCAGCGATTTCTGTGATGATGGCATCCTTGAATGCCGGGGATGCAACAAGGCTGATCTCTTCAAGCGATGC